CGATGTGATCGAGCGCTTGGAAGGGTTCAATTTCTGACGTGGCTTGTTGTTACGGTGATGCACGTGCTTGGGTGGGAGTTTGAATGGATCCTTCATAACTCTGTCCTTTTCAGCTTCAGTTTGTAGAAGTTGACACTACAGCTGGTTAGAGTACAAAGTAAACAAATAAATTTTTAGGTTTCTTTTTACGCTTCGCCACTATATCTGTGCAAGTCCCAGCGCTAACCATGGCGCATAGAAAGCGAGGTAACATGCACCAACATCCGACATTCGACCGTAGAGGTTTGAGAGGGCGCTTCCGACAATCACGGAAAAGCGACTAAACGATCATGCCACCATACCCACCCGCTGCAGACGGACGGTGGAAGCGCCCGAAGGTGTTCTACTCCATATCTGCTGCATCCGTACATAGAAAGTTTGGAAAAATGAACAATGTCTCTTGGTAAATATATCGACGACCTATCAAACCTACCTGATAATGTCAAGGCCTATCCACATTGGGTTCTGTGGAAATCAGAAAACAGGTATAATGCAGAAAAAGCGACGAAAGTCCCCTATAGTATAGCCGGACATAAAGCGTCATCAACTGAGCCATCACATTGGTCCAGCTTCGATGATGCATTCGACGCCTTCATCATGAGTTCTGAATACGCTGGTCTCGGCATTGTGCTGGTCGAAGACTCTCCTCTGATTGTGATCGACCTTGATGGGGTCGGTGAATGGCGAGGTGGTGCTAAGAAAATCATCGACCAGTTCAACGGACTCTGCTACGCTGAAAACTCACCGTCCGGCAATGGTGTCCACATCCTCACCGTGGCTGAATATCCTGAGGGATCTCGTACGAGGTCTAAGGATTTCCACAACGGTAAGGCTGAGGTCTATAACACCGGGCGCTTCATCACAATGACTGGTAGCGGTGGCCGTGGTGACATCCAGTGTGAAGGTGAGGTCATCAACCCTAAAGCTACTGCTGCGCTGCACAAGTTCATGGATCCACTCACACGCGCTGCTCAGGTGGAGCTTGCGACCATTGATGATGATGACCTCTACGCACGGATCACAATGTCTGATGACGACATCATTCAAGGCCTGTGGATGGAAGCTGAGAAAAAGCCTGAAGGTGGCGCAGCTGCATTCAGACAGCTCTATGAGAACGGCTTCGAGGAAGATGATGATGCCTCGATGTTGATGACGACCTGTGTCGGCACCCTCGCCGTATGGACTCAGAACCTCGATCAGATCAAATCTATCTTGGCCTCGTCTGACTATATAGCTGCGTACGCTGACATGGGGTCAGGCGCTCCAAAGTTTGAGCGGTGGTTCGCATCTGAAGCACCGAAGATCTTGAAGGCACGTATCTCTCAGGTCGAAAAACGGGCCAAAGAAACCTTCAGTGAGTTTCCTGAGTTTCAGGGTTTGGCGCTTGATCAGTTCCTCATCATAGCAGGTGAAGGTCCGACGGAGTTCTGGAATACGAAGTTCAAACGCCGCTTGAGCCAACAGGGACTTAACTCACACTTTGCGCCAAAGCATACCGGAGAAAAGGGCTCGCCGCTTGCTTCCACGGTGTTGTTGAAAAATCCTGAGGTAGCTCGGATATCTGGGACTATGTGGATGCCGACTTTATATGGGTCAGATCCCGGGGAGATTATACGCTACCGCGGTATACCGTATGCCAACTCATACCCTGGCTATATGATCGAACCTAAAGCTGGTGACGTATCGACATGGCTCAAGCTCTGCCACATGATAATGCCAGACGATGAGATCCGTGAAAACTTCATCAAAAGAATGGCAGTCGATGTACAATTTCCTGGGGAGAGTCCAAATTGGCATACGGTTCTGACTGGTTTGCAGGGTGCCGGTAAGGACAGTGTGCTGCAGCCGCTCAAAGAGATCTACGGGGATGCAGCGAAGATCGCCAGTAACCGTGAGATGAAAGGTGGCTACGATAACCACCTCCGAAAGACTAAGATTGTGATAGGCTCTGAGATCCGCCAGTTGAAAGGTGAAGCTCTCGAGACGGTGAAGTCTTTGACTGGTTCGAGTTCGACCGATCTCATCCAGCTCAACATCAAAGCCAAAGCTATGGATGTGCAGGCTGCAATTTGGTCATTCTATATCGTCACCAACAACGACGACCCCATCCAAGCTGATAAGACTGAACGCCGCTTCTTCGTGGTGAAGTGCAACAAACATGAAGACGCAACGTCGGAGTTCTTCGACCATTATTATGAGTGGATGAAGGCGGAAGGCGGACCCGCAATGTTCGACTACCTCCTCAATCTCGACGTCACCGGCTTCAACTACAAAGGTAATGCACCCAAGACTGCGGCGTTCTACGAAATGGCTGAGGACTCCAAGTCTGACATTGAGTTCGCGCTGGATGAGATGTGTGGTGAGGATGATGGTTGGTTCCAGAAGGGTCTTGCCAACACGGTCGCGATCACAGAGGCGATTAAGGCTCGTCGGATACACGCGAAACCTGTTGACGTGAAGCAATACTTCGAGCGTACGCTGGGATGGGTGAGACTGGAAAAGCCTCAGGCGAAGATCGATGGGAAGAAAATGTCGCTATCCCGCAACCACTACGCACCTGCGGACAGTGATCTCCACTTCATGACTCCCACAAATCTCTACCACCACATCAAGAAAGAGTTGTCTGACTTCTTTTGATAGCGGGACGCCTGGTGTATCCTACAGTCGGGCCCTCACGCAGAGGGCTCGGCTGGAGTGTCGAAATGTCGGTACTCAAAATGTTCTGGGTACTGATATTTTTTGTGTACTGAAAAGGCTAATGAAATCAATACAGTACCTAAGTACCTAAGTATCTAATAAAAATTAAAGGTATATATAAAACAACCCCTATAGGCCAGGCCCCCTATATATATCTCTATATATATCTGGGTCAGACTTTATTTTAGGTACCTAGGTACTCAGATACCGTATTGATTTTATTAGCTTTTTTGGGATCTCGTTTTTTCGAGGATCCAAAATGTTTTGGTTCCTCGCGGAAAGTAGCTCATATATGCGCAATCGGCACCCGCCGTATTGTGATCAGCGCGCAGTGAACCCGTTTCAAACGAAAATTCATTTTTTCTGTTTTCACTGACGCTCAAACACGTTTCAAACGAAAATTCATTTTTTCTGTTTTCGACTAGGGCCAAACCCGTTTATAAGGAGACTATGAGAAAGCGCCCCGCAGTTAAGCATGAGCACCAAGAGCAGGTTTCGTTCGTCCAGCACGTGCGGGCATTCTACCCAGACATTGTGATCTTCGCGATCCCCAATGGTGGCAATAGAAGCGCCCGTGAGGGGAAGCGTCTCAAGAATGAAGGTGTGCTTGCGGGTGTGTCAGATCTCTTCGTGCCCGAGCCACGTGGTCCGTATCATGGACTCTTCATAGAGATGAAGCGGACTAAGGGTGGATCCACCTCATCTAATCAGGATGACTTCCTCGACGATATGGCAATGCGAGGCTACTGCACTGCCGTATGTCGTGGAGCGCAGGAGGCGCGTGCAGCATTCGAGGCGTACCTCGCACTTGGTTAGGTGTGTACGTTGCGTCGCAGTAGCTGTACGTTCCCTAGATGAGCATTCTAGATGACGTCTCCCCTGGTTCCACGTATATGCCATCGGCTTTGGATTACAATCCTCGTGGAAAATACAAAGATGCTCTCGGCTTCTACGAGGCCGTGAGGTCATACTTTGAGTGGTGCACGATGAACCCGCTCAAAGTCCCTATCAATCGGTTCGACAAAGAACTCGAGGTATCATACATAGAGTGGCAGGCGAAGCTACGTCCGTTCACACGCCAAGGTCTGTGCCTTCACATTAGTATAGGCACGGGCACGTGGAAGCGGTGGCTTGATGACCGCCCTGAATTGGCCAGCACTATGGAGTGGGCCGAGAACATGATCTTCGAGCAGCAGTACGCACATGCTGCAGTCGATACCTTCAGCGGCGCTCTGGTGGCCAGATATCTTGGTCTAGCCGACAAGAAGGTCGTAGACATACCACCGCCTGACAACCCTGTGATCAACCTCGATGGGCTCTCGCTTGAAGAGCAGAAGATCCTGCTGAAAGCTTTGAAACGAGAAAGCGAGAACGGCGATGAACAAGTCCCTGCGATCGGCTGACATAGCAGCGCTAGAGAGATCTATCGCCAAAGCTTCGTTAGCTGAGTTCACGAAGATGGCGTGGCATGTGCTGGAGCCAGCGACTGAGCTGAAATGGGGGTGGGCGCTCGATGCGATGTGCGAGCATCTCGAAGCCGTAACCTCTGGAGATATCAAGAACCTTCTCACGAACGTGCCGCCAGGCATGATGAAGTCATTGCTCACGGGTGTCATGTGGCCTGCGTGGGAGTGGGGACCACGCGAGCTGGCACATTATAAAGTCCTTGGCACCTCGTTTAAGACTGACTTGGCAGTGCGAGACAACGTCAAATGTAGGCGGTTGGTCGAGAGCAACTGGTACCAAGATCTGTGGTCCGTGGAAATCATCAGCGATCAGAACACCAAATCGAAGTTCGAGAACTCTGCGTTAGGGTTTCGAGAGGCTATGTCATTCACCTCGATGACTGGGTCTCGTGGCGACCGAGTGATTGTGGATGACCCTATCTCTGTGGATGGTGCGAAGTCCAAGAAGGAATTGAAGAACGTTGAGGACACCTTTAATGAGGCGCTTCCCACACGTAAGATTGATGCGAACTCAAGTATCGTAGCCATCATGCAGCGTCTTCATACGAAAGATATGTCTGGCGTCATCCTCGATAGCGGCCTTGACTACACACATCTATGCCTGCCGATGGAATTTGACTCTAAATCGCGGTGCCACACTGTGATCGGATTTACAGATCCGCGCACAGAGGATAAGGAGTTATTGCACGCCGATCGCTTTCCTAGGGAAGAGGTCGACGATCTGAAGAAGCAGCTCGGCTCATACGCTACAGCGGGTCAGTTGCAGCAGCGGCCAACACCGAGAGGTGGTGGTCTGTTGAAGGAGAAAGATTGGGTCATCGTCGATGAGCTGCCTCAGCTTAGCTGGTGCGGCGTGTGGGCAGACACCGCGTTGAAGACTGAGGAGCAGCATGACTATTCCGTCTTCGAGTTGTGGGGACAAACTGAGGACGGTCGTGCCATCTTGGTAGATCTTGACCGTGGCAAATGGGAGGCACCGCAGCTGCTTACGAGAGCCAAGGCTTTCTGGAGCAAGCATATCGATCACAAGCCGGTGTCGATGAAGATTGAAGACAAAGCCTCAGGTACCGGTTTGATGCAGTCTCTGAAGCAGCCGAAGAAGGGCGAATTGCGGATCCCTGTGATCGGCATCCCAAGAAGTAAAGACAAACTGACGCGTAGCTATTCGTTTCAGCCTCACCTTGAAGCGGGTAACGTAATGATCCTAGGTGGGAAGAAGTGGCTGTCAGACTTTCTGACTGAAGCCAACGACTTTCCAATGGGAGAACATGACGACCAACTCGACCCAGCGTTCGACGCAGCGGAAGATATTCTAGGCCAGAAGCGGGCCAAACCGAGGATCAGGAGCCTATAATGTCTAAGTTCACAGACTTTTTTTTCAACAGAAATCCTACGCCCACCCACGTGCCTGCGCTTCCTGAAGAGGCGAAAGCATCACGTGCAGCCACATTGGTCATGCGCAACTTTGGCGCACAGTGGTCAGACCGTGAGTATAGGGCCTTCGCAAAAGAGGGCTTCGGGCAAAACCCAATCGTCCACCAATGCATCAACCGTATCGCAGAAGCTGTGGCATCGATTGATATCGAAGCGCACCAGGGTGAGGAAATACTCCTTGAGTCGCCGCTCAAAAACCTTCTCGACAACCCGTCTCCTAATCGAACTGGAGATGAGTTTATGCACATGTTGGTCTCCTATCTCTATCTGTCTGGGAACGCTTTCATCGAAGGCGCAGACGTTGCGAACGTCATCAGAGAGATCTACCCACTCAGACCTGACCGCGTCGGCATAGAGCCTAACAGCACCGGTTTCCCGTTGATGTATCGCTACCAGGATAACGGTGGTGAGATCACATTCGACGTAGACGATATCACCGGCAAGTCCACGATCTTGCACATGAAGATGTTCAACCCGCTCGATGATTGGCGTGGGATGTCACCTATCGAAGCGTGTGCCCGTGAGATCGATATCCACAACGAAGCGTCAGCCTTCATGAAGGGACTGCTGGATAACTCAGCTGCACCATCCGGTGCGTTGGTTATGGATCAAGAACACGAGCTGACAGACGAGCAATTCGCACGCATGAAGACCGAGCTTGAGGTGCAGCATGCCGGTGCGAAGAATGCAGGTCGTCCGCTGCTTCTTGAAGGTGGTCTCGATTGGAAACCGATGGGCTTTTCTCCAGTCGACCTTGCCATCATCGATCAGAAGAACTCAGCGGCCCGTAACATCTGCCTCACGTTAGGTGTGCCGCCGCAGCTGCTCGGTATCCCTGGCGACAACACCTACTCCAACTATGAGGTGGCACGCGAGGCTTTCTATGAGGACACTGTGATCCCGTTGGTGAAGTTTATCGTCTCGGCTTTCAACGGTTGGGGTAAGCTGTGGAACTTCACCGAAAAGCTCGTGCCAGACTTTGCTGACACCCCTGCGATGACGCGTCAAAACGCAGAGAAATGGAAGATGGCAGATGTGGCTACTGAATTGACAGTAAACGAAAAACGGGAACTCAAGGGGTATTCTCCACTGCCTGGAAAAGACGGCGACGTGGTGCTAATCAACTCAGGTCAAATCCCACTGGCGAACGCTGGTTTGGGGTTAGGTTTTGGTGACGATGACGATGACGATGATGGCGATGATGTCGACGGTGAGGATACCTTGAATGCCTAGATACCTGGGAAGCGCAACCCGCAAGCAGTTGATCGCGAGGCAGAGATTAATCCTCGACAGAACGATCATTGGAGCGCAGCGGTTGATCAAGCCACAACTCGACCAGGCTTCTAGGCGGATGCTCCTCACGTACGCACGTACGGGTGTGGTGCCCGATAACTTAGAAGAGGACGCGCAAGCTATTCGCGAAGTTCTTGAGAAGATAACGATGAGATCCATCGTAGCCAGCGGCCAAGAAATCATCACACAAAAGTCGGCTGCGTTTTCCGATTGGGAGACTGAGGATTTCGCCGAAACCTTCCTCAGGTTTTCAGCTGAATACATCAGCCAAGAGGTCATCCGAAAGAAGATCTCTAGCATCGCAAAGACGACACGCGAAAACATCGTCAATGCAATTGCCAGGTCTGTGACCCAAGAAGGCGGCACCTCATATATTGCCATCGCACGTGAGATCAGTCGAACGGTTCCATCGATAAACCGTGCACGAGCTGAGTTGATTGCATCGACTGAGGCGCACGGTGCAGCGACATACGGTTCTGACCAAGCAGCGGTGGCCACTGGGTTGAGTCTCTCCAAGGAATGGGGAACCACTGAAGACAGGCGAGCACGTGAAGATCACATAGCCGCTGACGGACAAGTCCGGCAGATGGAAGAAGCTTTCCTTGTAGGCGGTGTCAGGATGATGCGACCTGGAGATCCGAATGCTCCAGTTGAGCAGATAGCAAGATGCAGATGCCTATCGTTGAAGATGGTGAACGATTAGGTGTATTTTTATCTGGGTAGAGCGTACTGTTCAGCCCAACAAAACATGAGGCTTCGATGAAAAACCGCCAACTGCCTAACTCGTTCAAGATGGATCCTGAGAGCGATGGAACGTTCGAGGGTTATGGCGCGATCTTCAATACTGCTGATCTAGGGCTCGATGTCATCGATCCCACAGCGTTCAATGTTTCGCTGGACAAGCGTAAGAATGACGTCTTGCCCATTCTCTGGCAGCACGATCCGAGCAATCCGATCGGCTATTGGGAGTCAGTGACGGTTGATGAAACCGGTCTGTTTTGTAAGGGTCGGATCCTGAAAGATGTGTCGAAAGGCGCAGATGCTATCGCACTTCTTAAGGCGATGGCAATCGGCGGTCTGTCAATTGGCTACCGCACAGTCAAGTCGGTTCAAGAGGGTGGCGGTCGCATTCGCCGTCTCTTGGAAGTTGACCTACGTGAAATTTCTATCGTCACCTTCGGCATGCACCCTGACGCCATCGTCACGGCCATGAAGTCTGAAGGTTGCACGATACGACAGTTTGAGGAGATCCTACGGGATGCAGGCTTTTCTCATAACGAAGCTAAGGCTCTCTCGGCCAACGGCTTCAGCGGTTTGGAGGAACATCGTCGGGACGGCGAGTCTAAACAAACCACAGGCGATGATGTGATCGCCGCACTCGACATCTTGAAAGAAATCGAAAACCTGCAAAGGAATATCCTGTCATGAAGAAAACGAATTTGATCGCACTAGCGATCAGCCCTCTCGCAGCGCTCGCTGCGTCTGGTGCGTTTGGCCTCGAAACCAAAGACGCCGGTCCCACTGCGCTTGAGCTGAAAGAAGCTGTCGCGGGTGTGAATGTCGCCTTCGAAGCTCTGAAAGCTGCGAACGACGAAGCGTTGGCATTGAAACTTGACGGCAAAGCTGTCGACGCCCTGATCGAAATTAAGCTTCAGACGATCAACGAAGAAGTTTCCCAGCATCAGGCAACTCTGGATGCCCACATCCTGGCTACCAAGCGTCGGTCTTCGACGATGGTTGATGAGCACGGCAAAGAGATCGATCTCGATCGCAAGGCTGATATCTGGATCAAGTCTGCGACCGGTGACAAGTCACGTACGGCCACTGGCGCCCAGGTGAACGAATACAAAGAAGCCTTCGAGCGGTATATGCGTGCCGGTGACAAAGTGATGATCGGCGACGAAGCCAAAGCCCTCTCGGTTGGCACTGACTCAGACGGTGGTTATCAGGTTCACCCTGACATGTCCGGCTCTGTTGTGACCCGCGTCTTTGAGACTTCAGCCATGCGCGCCTATGCAGCTGCCCAGACAATTGGGACGGATGCACTCGAAGGTTCGTTGGATGATGACGAAGCTGAGGCTGAATGGGTCGGTGAAACGGAAGATCGGTCTGAGACCGACACTCCTAAGATCGGCACCTGGCGCATCCCAGTCCATGAGCTTTCCGCGAAGCCCAAAGCTACGCAGCGCATCCTCGACGATGCTTCCATTGACATGGAACGTTGGTTGGGCGACAAAGTTGCTCAGCGCTTCATGCGGAAAGAAAATACGGCGTTTGTCGTAGGCACTGGCGTCAATCAGCCACGTGGTTTCCTGACGTATGACGCTTGGGACTCTGCTGGCGAATACCAGCGCAATGCGATGGAACGCTTCCTGACCACGGTTGATGGTGATTTTGCGGCTGACCCAGGTGGTGCAGACGTCTTGATCAAGATGACTACGGCGCTGCTTTCGAACTACCGCGCCAATGCCAACTGGTTCATGAACCGTGCGACCACTGAAAAGGTCCGCCTGCTGAAAAACTCTGACGGCGATCACATGTGGCAGCCTTCGATCCAGGCCGGTCAGCCTGCATCGCTGCTCGGTTACAGCCAGGCAGCGTTCGAAGACATGCCAGATCCTGCGGCTGGTTCTTTGTCGATCGCTTTCGGTGACATGCGTCAGACGTATCAGATCGTTGATCGTATGGGCATCCGCCTCTTGCGGGACCCTTACATGAAGCAACCTTACATCATGTTCATCTCCACTAAGCGGGTTGGCGGCGATGTGATCAACTTCGAGTCGATGAAGCTTCTGGAAATGTCTGCTTAAGACATAGCCAAACTGAACTGAACGGGCTCGCCATTCTAACGGATGGCGAGCCTGACTTGGTACTACTTCCCATCGAGACGGCGCACTTCGCACCGTAGAGCATAAGGAAAATCGCAATGCGCGACGCAATCTCCAATCATACAGTCGTCAATCTTGGCGAACTCGCCCTGTCAGGCACCACGCCCGGCGTATCCGACTATGTCGACACCCGCGGCTACGACTCCGTGTCGATCGTCCTCCTGACCGGCACGGTCACAGATGCAGGTACCGTTGACGGCTTCACTGCAGTCCTTGAAGAAAGTGCTGACACGACCGGCGCTGCTGCCTCTGCCGTTGTAGCGGCTGACACCGTCAACCTCGTCAACACGATCCAGGTGACCGCAGACACCGACGACAATGTCAACGCCGGCGGCATGGGCTACAATGGCACGGAACGATATGTCGGCGCCACTGTGACCGGTACGGCTGGCACAAGCGCAAACGTGACGGTTCTGGCCATCCTCCACCGGCCTCACCGTGCACCCGCTGATTTTGTTGGCACGTCTGTGGCCCGCACCTAATCAGCGTGAGGTGGCTCTTCGGAGTCACCTCATCCCGCTTCTCTGACAATGGAAGACATTTCAAATGGCAACTGCGAAGAACAAGAAAATCCCGAACGTACCCCGCGCCAAAGTCACGGATCCCAAAGGTTTCAAATACGCACCTCAGGGTTTCAAAACTGTCGTCGCACGTGAAGGTGAAATCCTTGAGGGTCGCTGGGCAAAAGCCGCCGTGAAACAGCGTGCCGCCAAAATGATGGCGCTGGCTAAAGCGGGTGAAACCGAAACCCCTCCTGCAGAGTGAGAGTGATCAATGGCATTCCTATCTGACCTAGTCCTTGACCAAGGGCTGAACTACGCCACGGCGAATGGGACGAAGGTCTTCATCTGTAGCCAAGAACCAACGACGTATGCCGAAGCATCCGCCACGTACGCGCTTGGCAGTATCACTGTTGTGACCGGCGCTGCGGAAGATGGGGATGTCAACGGCCGCAAAGTTGTGGTCGGTGCAGCAACCGGTGGATCCGTAACTGCGGATGGCACCGCCTCACACTACGGTCTCACCAATGGTGTAGGTGTTCTCATCGCGACCAAGACTGTCTCAAACCCCCAGGCCGTGACTACCGGCAACGCGTTTTCCACTGAGGATTTCGACGTTGCTATCAGTGACGCGACGTAATCGGAGCTAAGCAATGGCTGATATCAACAACCCAATCCTCACAGCTTTCGTCCGTGAAGTTGCACGGCCTGCAGCTGAGGCAGTATCTGCCGTGGAGGCGAACGCTGATTTCGTGTTGGACCGATACCTATCGTCCATCAACGAGCTGATCACAGACGCGGACCCCGCCGATGTGATCATCGAAGGACGTGGACCTGACGGCGTCTCTGAACTGACGGTCGGTGAGTTGCAGGAACTCATGGCTGGCGTCAACCGCATTCGGACTGCGAACTCTGTCGTGCAGCGTCGCCATATCCTACGCGGACGAGTTCGTATCATGCGGGCTGAATAAGTATGGCCGGCGATAAGACCATCACGTACAACACAGCGACCGGGAGCAACGCGAACAGCGGCTGCGGCCCGGCCACTGCGGTTACAGGCGCCAGCGCAATCTCCGGCGACGGTGCTGGCGGCGGTACGCAAACGGTAATCGACCTCTCTGCTGACACGCCCGACCTCTCCGCCGTTCAGGTTGGCGACATCCTGTTTATTGCCTCCGGGGCAGCAACGGATCGCTGGCTCTTTGAGATCACCGCGGTAGACGACACAGCTGACACTGTGACCGTGGGTGATGCACCGACCACTGCGATCAACA